AAAGAAGGGTTTAAATAATACTTATGAAATAGAAAAGTATAATGGTAGTATTACATATTCAGATGTAATGAAACACGCTCCTTTAGATGTTGTATTTGGTGCTAATGTTTTTTTTTACAATTTAGGCAACGAATTATTGAAAAGTACGATGAACTATTTGGATACGAACAAGCAGATACAGACTATTCTGCAACAGCACAATTTGGAAAACGATGGGGTTGGTATTCTTCAATCTATGGACTTGCTCAAGGCGACATTACAAGATTTGACGCAATCACCGAACTACCAATTAACCAATGTTTAACATACCTAACATTTGAAAAACAAAAGAACAAAATAGAATCTGATTTAATTAAGAAAAAAATATGAGTACATTTTACGAAATAACACAAGTAATAAAGAATAAACTACAGGAAGATATATTTGTAAATACAGTTACAACAGGCGATATATTTAAAGTAGATTTAAATAAGCAAACTATATTTCCATTAAGTCATATTATAGTAAATTCAGTATCTTATCAAGGTCCTGTATTAAATTATAATATATCTATTCTATGTATGGATATTGTAGATGAATCTAAATCAAAAGTTACAGATATATTCTTGGGTAACGATAATGAACAAGATGTATTAAACACACAATTAGCTGTAGCAAATAGATTTTTAGAAGTATTAAGCAGGGGTGCATTAGCAGAAGATTACGAATTAGTTAATGGTACTGCAAACATTGAATTTTTTACTGAAAGATTTGAAAATAAAATAGCAGGTGTAACATTTACTTTTGATATTGCTATTGAAAACAAAATGACAAAATGTTAGAAGTAGAAGGAGTATTAAAACGCTTTCGTGATTATGTAATACAACAATCAAGAAGCAATTTAACAAAGCAAAATAAAAATAGTTCTAAAGAACTTTATAATTCTATTGATGGTGAAATAGTAACTGAAAATGGTTTTTCTATTGTAGGTTTTACAATGGTAGATTACGGACACTATCAAGATAAAGGTGTATCAGGTAAATTAAAAAAATATAATACGCCTTATAGCTACAAAGATAAAATGCCACCTGCAAAAGCATTTGATAAATGGATAGTTAAAAAAGGTATAGCACCAAGAAATGAAAAGGGTGAATTTCAAACAAGAAAAAGTTTACAATACGCAATAGCAAGGAGTGTATTTTTAAATGGTATTAAACCAAGTTTGTTTTTTACTAAACCATTTGAAGCAGGATATAAAAAATACATAGATACAGATTTAATAAAGGCATTCGGTCAGGATGTAGAAACAATGGTAGATTATAATTTAAAAGATTAAAAAATGAATGTAATAAGTGCAAGAAGCCCGTACCAAATAATAATAGATGAATCGGGACAAACAGGAAGTAAAGTAGAATTGTTTATTTGGAATAAAGGTAGTTCAGAACCTACAATACCAACATATATTTTAAGTTCTAATATTGCTTCTGCAACACAGATACAAACCAACTATAATATATCGCCTTATATATTAGAATATATTAATCAAATTACGCCTATATATTCTGCAAGCCCTACTATAACAAATAATTTTGATTGGTGTTTTGTTAGGGTTAAAAGATATAAAAACGTTTCAGGGGCTTTTACCTTATTAGATAATAATTTATATCTTGGTGTTAATGCTTATACAGAAGTTGCTGAAGGTTTAAATTATAGTATTGCTAATGATGAAGATTTTGTATTGTTAGGTACTTCAAATAATTTAAATAATAAAATACAATATTATAATAATATACCATCTTTTAATTTTTTATGTATAAGTGAAGCAAGTAGTGATTATAGAATTATATACTATACAGCTTCAGGTGCTACATTAAATACAAACACATTTTTAAGTAGTGGAACAATAAATTATTTTAATTATAAATTACCATTAGCATTTAATAATTCTGCATATTGTGAAATTGAAAATGATACTATAGGTGTTTTATATAGAGTATATACAGAAAAGTTAGAAGAATGTAAATATACGCCTGTAAATTGTACGTATGTAAACAAACTTGGTGGATGGCAACAAATAACGTTTTTTAAGGCACAAACAAATAAAATTGATGTACAAGGTAGCAAATATAATTTAATGCCTTCTGCTATATATTACAATACAAATGAGGGAACAAATAAATCATTTAACATAAACGGAAAGCAAACTATAACTTGTAATACAGGTTGGGTTACCGAAGGATATAATACTTTTATAAAAGAATTAATGTTAAGTGAAACTATTTTATTAGATACCAAACCTGTAACAATTAAAACACAATCGTTACAATATAAAACTAATTTGTTAGATAAGAATATAAACTTTACTATTGATTTTGAATACTCAGATAGTTTAATTAATAACGTAATATAATGAATGTAGTTTCGCTTTATATTTATACAGGTACAACCTCAAAAAGATTAGAATTATTTTCAGATGAAAAAATATCTGTTACAAGTGCTGTTTCTAATTTTAATGATTTAGGGAAAATCTATACAGACTTTACACAATCATTTACAATACCTGCATCTAAAAAGAATAACAAAATACTTTCACATTGGTACGAAAGTTCTATAGATAATGGTTACGACCATAGAAAAAGATATGATGCTTATATAGAAGTAAATTCAGTTCTATTTAAGAAAGGAAATATACAATTAGAAAAAGCAAATAAGAAGAACGGATTTATTGAAAGTTATACAGTTACTTTTTATGGTAACTTAACACAATTAAAAGATAAATTTAAAGATGATAAATTAAACACTTTAGATTTTAGTAGTTTAAATCACACTTATAATTCAACTAATATAATTAATAGAATAAACCCTACAGGAACAAGTTATTTAGTTAGCTATCCTTTAATTGGTTCACGTAGAAAATTCTATTATAAATCAGGTGCATCACACGAGGATATTACACAAACTGCAGGTGCTATTCAATGGAATGAATTATTCCCTGCAATAACAACAAGTAAAGTTTTTGAACTTATTCAAAATAAATATGGTGTTACTTTTACAGGTAGTTTCTTTAGTTTAGACCAATGGAGTAAATTATATTTGTATCTTAAAAATGCAGATGTATTACAATATAAATCAGAACCATTATTAATTGACTTTACATCTAAATCAGGAACACAACCTTCTTTATTAGATTTACCAACAAATGTTTTAACTACAACTTGGGATTTTTCAACTTCAAGTATTAGAAGAAATTATGTTGAATTACAAATTACTACAACATCAACTAATTATAGAATAACTGTAACTGATAATAATTTACCTTTTGCAACTTATGATAATTTAAGTGGTAACACTACTATAAATGTTTTAAACACTACTTTTTCTGACAACCCTGCAACAAATAATTTTAGATTTTACTTTAGTTCTGAAACTTCATCAAGTTTTACTTCTTATGTAAAATATGAAGGTATTGTAGTATTTGCGAAAACAATTTTAGTACAAGCAACAAGTGCAAGTCAAACAGTTATTTCAAATATTGCAATTAAAAATTATGTACCTGATATTACTGTTAATGATTTTATTACAGGAATTATTAAAGCGTTTAATTTAATGATTATACCTAAAGATATAAATACATTTGAATTTTTACCTTTAGAAATGTATTACAATGCAGGTAAAATATTAGATATAACAAAATATGTTTATGCAGATGAAATGGAAATAGAACGTCCTAAATTATTTAAGGCAATTAATTTTCAATATGAAAAAAGCAATAACATTTTAAACAATGCTTATAGAGGTTTATATAATACTGAATATGGTGATTTAATTTATACTAATACTAATTCAAGTGAAAGTTCAAATTATGAAATTAAACTACCATTTGAAAATGTTTTATTTGAACGTGCTACAGGATATAATTTTGAAACTGCAACTATTATAGATAAAGATTTAAAACCATATACTCCTAAACCAATGTTGATTTATAACAATGGAGAATTGCCTACTGATTTAACAGGTTCAGATAGATTCTATGTTACAACAGAAACGGGTCACTCGCATCAAAATAATTACATTAGATTTTCAAATGAATATAATAGTGTGCCAACAGATGCAACATTTTCACATTTAATGACTATGAATTTTGGTGATGAACAATCGCCTTGGTATAATGTTTTAGCACCAAAAGGATTGTATTTTAGACACTATAAAAATTATATTGATAATTTATACAATATTAAAACAAGAGTTATTAAATGTAAAGCATTGTTTCCTACAAGTTTATTAAATTCATCTGTTACAAATGGGGCAGGTAGGTCATTAGGTATAGCTTTAAATGATAGATTAGTAATTAGAAACAAAAGATATATCATTAATAATATGACTATTGATTTAACAACAGGCGAAGCTAATTTAGAATTAATTACAGACTACAGAGGTGTAAACGCTGCAAGTTCTGTAGGTTATAGATACGCAAGTTATGATACAGTACAGGTTGATAAAACAGCACAAGTAATAGATGAAGTTATTTATTTAAATGACTATGATTATTTTTCATTAATAGGTGCAGAAAACTTTTTAGTTTATGATACAATAGAAGGAAGCACTACAGACCAACAGGTAACAGTTACTATATCTGCTAATTCAGGTGCAGATAGAACTGATAGAATAGGAATTGAATATTACATTGATAGTGTATTACAAAAAACAGAATACATTAATTTTTTACAGACTGCAATATGATAAAAAACATTTTAGAATTATTATCACTACACGAACATTACGGGCAAAGTGAAGTAATAGAAATAGCAAAAGGAAAATATAAATTAGTAACTTCTTGGAAACAAGGTTTTGAACAAGTAAAAAGACAATGGAAAATAAAGTAGTAAATTTAGAAATAAAATCAAATATAGAAGGTTCTATATCTGAATTAAAAGCATTAAAGAGACAATTACGTGATACTGCTGCAGGTTCAGAAGAATTTAAAAAGTTATATAATCAAATTGATGATTTAGAAGATAAAATTAAATCATCTAAAAATACTTCTGCTGATTGGATAGATAGTTTAGAAAATGCAGGTGGACCGTTAGGAATGCTTGGTGCAGGTCTAAATAGGGCTAAAGTAGCTACACAAAGTTTTGGTGGTGCATTAAAAGCTACAGGTATTGGTTTAATTGTTTCGTTACTTGGTGGATTGGTAGCAGCGTTTTCTGAAAATGAAGGTGCTATGAAAAAACTGCAACCTTTGTTAGATGGTTTAAAGAAAATCTTTCAGGGTGTATTTCGTGCTGTAGAACCTTTGTTTGATACATTTGTTGATTTAGCTACACAAGCATTACCATACGTTACAAAAGGTATAGGAATGGTTTATTCTGCTATGATGGCGTATTTTACCTTTATAAAAGAATCAGGTGGTGGTGTAATGAAGATTTTAAAAGGTATTTTTACTTTAGATGCCGATGCAATTACTTCAGGTATAGACCAAGTAGGTGGAAGTTTTAAGAAAACACAAACTGCTTATAGTGATAGTATGAAAAGATTTTCAGAAGGTTCAAAAGAATTAACTGAAAAAGAAAAAGAAGAATTAGAAAAGCGAGAAGAAAATAGAAAAAAAGCATTAGAAAAGCAACAAGAAAACGAAAGGAAAGCTAAAGAAAAAAGAGAAGCTGCAGAACAAAAGGCAAAAGAGCTAAAAGAAAAGAAAGCACAAGAAGAAGCTGCTGCATTACAAAAAATTAAAGATGAACAATTAGCTAAAGAAATGCAATCTGCTAAAGATGCTATGGCTATTTTAGATAATTTAGCAAAATCAAAAGAAACTCCTGCAGAAAAAGAAAATAGGGAATATCAAGAAAAATTAGCAATATTACAAGCTAATAATTTATCTACAGAAGAATTAACAAAACAACATTTAGAAACTCTTGCAGGAATATCAAAAACCGAAAAAGAGAAAAAAGATGCAGAAGATAAATTATTTGCAGATAAAGAAATTGAAAGAGAAAAAAGAGTAGCAGAAGAAAAAAGAAATATTAATGCACTTGCTATTGAATCATCAAAAGGTTTAGTAGGTATTTTAGCAGGTTTAGATGAAGAAAATAAAGATTTACAAAGAGGTGCTTTACTTGCAAATAGTGCTTTATCTATTGCTGAAATTATTAATAATACAAATGTTGGTTCTTCTAAAGAAGTTGCTACAAAAGGTATATTTGGTTTATCAACTTCTGCAGTATTATATGCAAAAATGGCTATAAGTATTGGTGCTGTTATTGCTGCTACAGCAAAAGGTTTATCTGCATTAGGAAAAGGTGGTGGTGCTCCAAGTGGTGGTGGTGCTACAGGTGCAGGTGGTGCTTCTGCAGCCCCTCAATTCAATGTAGTAGGTCAAGGTGGTGCAAATCAAATAGCACAAGGTATGGCAGAACAAAATATGCAACCTGTTCAAGCATATGTAGTAGCAGGTGCGGTTACAACAGGGCAAGCATTAAACAGAAATATCATTAACAACGCATCAATGGGTTAATTAAAACAAAACAAAACTTAATTTATTTTAATAATATGGCAGTAGTTTACAGGCATATTAAACCTTGTGGTGAAGTTTTTTATATTGGAATAGGTGTTTCAAAAAAAAGAGCATATTCAAAATATGGTAGAAACAAACATTGGAATAATGTTGTAAATAAATATGGATATGAAGTTCAAATTTTAACTGATAAAGTAGATTATGAATTTGCTAAAGAAATAGAAAAAAATTTAATTTCTTATTATGGTAGAAAAGATTTAAACTTTGGAAAATTAGTAAATTTAACTGATGGTGGTGAAGGATGTTTAAATATGAATGTTGAAGAAAAATTAAAAAGAAAAGTTAGACTAACTGATTATAATAAAAATACAAAAGATTATTCTTTTACTCAAAATGAAGATTATAAATTAAATATGCGTAATTCTTGTTTAGGTAAAAACAATAAAAAAATAATAGATACAGAAACAGGTTTTATATTTGAATCAATGCGTAAAGCATCTGAATTTAGTAAAGTTAATTATTCTGTATTGAGTGAAATGTTAAATAATAAAAGAAATAATAAAACAAATTTACAATGGCTAAATTAGATACAATAGAATTATTTATTGATGAAACTGCTGATAACGATGGAATCGAAGCGTTAAGTTTAGTAAAATTTCCTGCTACAGAAGAAAATTGGGTTGCTTTAAATAATCATAGAATAGAATTTAAATCTATTGATGATGAAAAAAGAATTATTATAGGTTTAGCTTTAGTACCTGATAAATTAATTTACAGAAGAAATGGTGATTATGAATATAACATTAAATTTTCAAAAGAAACTGTAAAAAAAGCAGGTCAATTATATTTAAAAAAACTAAATAATAACAATGCTACATTAGAACATAAAACAGAGGTAGATGGTGTTTCAGTTGTTGAATCTTGGATAGTTGAGAATCCAAAAATGGATAAAACTGCTATATATAATTTAAATACTGTTGAAGGTGCTTGGGCTGTTATTATGAGTATTGAAAATGATAAAGTTTGGCAAGAAATTAAAGATGGTACTTATTTAGGAATAAGTGTTGAAGGATATTTTAGTGATGAACAAAAATTATCTGCTCAATCAGAACAAGATAAATTAATTGAAAAAATTAAATCAATAATAAGTAATGCTGAAATTAATAAATAAAATTATGGGAAATAAAACAAGTTCACCTAAAGGTGGAAAGCGTGGATGCCTTTGTAAAGATGGAAAATATAGTTCTGAATGTTGCCAAGGTGAATTACAAGAACAAGGTATTGGTTCAACTGTAGCACAACAATCAAGTTCAGTTACAAATGTAAATACTGAAAGAACTATGGTACGTTCTAATGGCTAATTTATAACAAAAATAAATAACATTAATTAATATAAAAAATAAAATTATGCAAACTGAAAAATTAGTTTTTAATAAACTATTCAAAAAAGAAGAATTAGCAACACAAAAAGTTGAATTGGGTATTATCCAAGATATTATTGCTTTATCTAAACAAGGACAAGATTTAAATACAAGTGCATCTTCAACTTTGGATAGAGCATTAGTTTCATATAACGAATCTTTAAAACCTTTAAATTCTGCAAAGAAATTAATTGATAAAGTAAAAAATGATTCAAAAGCATTAGGTTTAGATATACCTTCAGAAACATTATCTTTATTTGATAGAATAGATTCATTTATTAGTAATTCTAATAGTGCTATAAAACAAATTAGAGCAATAGTTTAAATAAATAAATAAGTAAATATGAATGTAATTAATGAAATCAAAACTCTTTTGGGTATGGAAGTAAAACTTGCTCAAATGAAACTTAAAGATGGAGTTACCATTATAGAAGCAGAAGCTTTTGAAATGGAAAACCCTGTTTTTATTGTTAATGGTGAGGATAGAATTCCTATGCCTGTTGGAGAATACGAATTAGAAGATGGTATGATTTTAGTAGTAGCTGTTGAAGGTATTATTGCTGAAATTAAAGAACCTGCTGTAGAAGTACAAGAAGCACCTGAAGCTGAAGTAGAAGTTGAGGTTGAAGCACAAGCTGAAACAGTAGCTACTCCAAAAAGAATTGTAGAATCAGTTTCTAAAGAAATGTTCTTTGCAGAAATTGAAAAATTAAGAACAGAAATTGCTGAATTAAAATCAGTAAAAGAAGTTGTTAAAGAAGAATTAAGTTCAGATGTAGTTGTTGAACCATTAACACACTCACCTGAATCTAAAAACGAAGTAAAACTAAATAAATTATCACCTAATCGCCAAATGACTACACAAGATTTAGTTATGGCAAAACTTTTTAATTAATAAATTATGGCTACTACAACATCAATTACCACTACTTATAGTGGAAGTTTTGCAGGAAAATATGTTTCTGCTGCATTATTATCAGGTTCTACTATTGCAAATGGTGGAATCGAAGTTAAACCAAACGTAAAATTCAAAGAAGTACTTAAAAAAGTTTCTACAGACGCAATCGTTAAAGATGCTACTTGTGATTTTGATGCTACTTCTACTTTAACTTTAACTGAAAAAATCCTTCAACCTGAAGAATTTCAAGTAAATTTACAACTTTGTAAAAAAGATTTTAAATCTGATTGGGAAGCGGTTCAAATGGGTTATTCTGCATTTGATTCTTTGCCTCCTGCTTTCGCTGACTTCTTATTAGCACACGTTGCTTCTAAAGTTGCTGAAAAAACAGAACAAAACATTTGGAGAGGTGTTACTGCTAATGCAGGTGAGTTCAACGGATTTACAAGATTGTTAACTTTAGATGCTGCTTTACCTACTGCTAATGAAGTTGCAGGAACTACTGTAACTGCTGCAAACGTAATTACTGAATTAGGAAAAATCGTTGATGCTATTCCTGCTTCACTTTACGGAAAAGAAGATTTATATATCTATGTATCACAAAACATCGCAAGAGCATATGTACGTGCTTTAGGTGGATTTGGTGCATCAGGTTTAGGTGCTAATGGTTCTAATGCTATGGGTACTCAATGGTTTAACAACGGAAGTTTATCTTTTGATGGTGTTAAAATCTTTGTTGCTAATGGTTTAGCTTCTAACGTTGCTATTGCAGCACAAAAATCTAACTTATATTTCGGTACAGGTTTATTGTCTGATTACAATGAAGTGAAAGTTATTGATATGGCTGATATTGATGGTTCTGAAAACGTAAGAGTTGTTATGAGATTTACTGCAGGTGTTCAATACGCTAATGTAGAAGATATTGTAACTTACGGAATCACAAACGCTGCTAACTAATACTAATTTAGTTT